TTCTTGTTAAAGGTTACGGCGCAAAGATATGGCGGCTAACAACTTATGTCAAGGCGGAAAATAGAATGGTTACCTTTTGCTGGTTAATATTGATATTAAAAAATCATATTAAATTATTCTATATCAGAAATTGTAAGATTCTCCAATAAATTAATTTTAGTGGTAATAGTTTCTAAAGGTACTATGTCTTGTTTGGATTCGTGCCATTCTAGAGCTTCAATTAATAGGGATTCATTGATGATATTTACTGTGAAAAATAATCTGTTTTTTCCCTCTAGTTTGACTAAGAAACGTTCATCTTCATTTCTTCCCAACAAATTAGTTGTTCTATAGCAGTCTAACAAAAGCGCTATTGTAAAATAGAAATATCGATTTCTATTATTGAACTTAGTATCAAACATTTGTTGGGGGAAAAGTGTTTCAATTTGCTTTATAAGCTCTTGTGTTTTGTACTCTTTATGGGAAAGCTTTTCATAGCAATCAGGTTCGCAAATCCGGAGATAGGTTAGCAGGAATACTAAGTTGGTATATAAGTTATGCCTATTACTAAACATATTTAGGGATAGGCGAATATTAGTGAATATTTTTTCAACTTGTCTAAGAGTTAATTTTTTGTATCTGAAAATGGCTGTTGCTGTCATTAATAAGTCGTCCGTGGCGTTTGATGCATGATAAGTTATTTGGTTTTGGGTATAAAAGAAAGCAGACTTGAAATCGTAATAATCAAATAGATATTTGCAGAAACTATCTACATCTGGATCTGGTAAGATATATTCAATATCAATAAATCTTTTCAGGTATTCATCTGCAGCTATTAGATTACTTCCATAATATCCACGTATAGAGTTGCTTAATTGTTCTTTATCTATGGATAAGATAAATACAATATTAGGTATATTAAAAAGATGTTTTATCCTTTCCAAAGTTTTTACTGCATAATGTGGGTTACATCGATCAAGTTCATCTATGATAAATATCAATGGTTTTTTGTCACAGATTTCATCAACATATTTTTCGAGTTCTTCCCGAAATTGTTTTAGGCTATATTTTTGGCTTTCATAATTTTCTATTTCTTTTTTCAACATTGAAGCACCTTCTTCAATTCCATCATAAAATATGTTGACTATATCTTCACCTGCATATTTCTTTACTACTCCTTTGAACATTGCGGGAGCCGCTTTCAATACTATTTTTCCGGCTGTATTTATAGCTGATGTTAGTGCTGCTTTGGTTTTTTCTTGTGGATTTATTTTTTTTAGTTCCCCAAGTAATCCTACAAGAGGATCTGATATGAAATCATTCTCCCAGGCATTAAAATACAATGTGTGGAAATTATCTAATTCAAGATATGCTTTCCACATTTCTACAAATGTGGTTTTGCCTGTTCCCCATCTGCCATTTATAGCCAAGACGAAACCTTTTTCATATGTAGTAATGATTGTTTTAAGTATTTCTGCATACTTCTCCCGATCCAGTTTACAATTCTTGAAAGGTTGATCAGCTGGTATTTCTAATTTATCAAGTTTGCATTTCATAGATTATAGTTTTATTTATTACAGCAACAAAGATAGTGGTAATATATTTGTAATGCCAATAGAATAATGTATTTTAGCTCAAAATTTGATAGACAATGGAAAGACTCACTACAGAACAATTAGAAGTAATAGATTTATCTCTTATAGAATGGTACTATGAACAGGCAACGACACGACATAATGACCTTGTTCGTGTGGAATCGCTTATTACAGAGAGGGGATATACATTGTTTGCTACCTATTTCGCTATCTTGACAGCTTCCATAGGGTATATTCTCACGCACTTAAATGTAAACGATGATGCAGCTTTGACAGCCGGATGTTTATCTATTGTTGTTTTCACTTCTATTTCTATAGGGTATATTTATAAAGTCATTAAACCGCATTCTTTTTTCTCACCGGGAAAAGACCCAGATAAGTTTACGATACCACAATATATAGCCTATTTTAAGGGGAAAGATACTGATCAAAAGAAGCAAGTCGTTAGTGATGAATTGGTTGTACTTCAACAGAAAATAACTGCACAGGATGCAATGAATAAAAAAAGAGTCGAATATACTAAACGCTCTCTTGCATTTCTGATATTCGGCTCTTTTGTGGCTGTCACTTCCTTTTTAATAGCATTTGCTATTTATTAATTAGGTCACCTATATCCATACCATTCGTTAGAAGTGGTGTGTCGCTAGTGATGTCCGGCAATGAAGCTGGATCATCTGTAGAACTACTCGGACTTCCGTAAAAAGTGTCTTCAGGAGCGTTCTCTGACGGAAAATCAGTACTAAAGTCTATATCTATCATAATCAAACGGGCGAATCCCTTATCATCGTGCGCCAAAAGGTTTATATAGAGACCTTAATCTGATTTTACAGATTACACGATGAAAAGGGATTCATATTTTTATATAATTATTTGGCTAGGGCTAAGGTACAAACTTTTTCATATTTAGCAAAAGAAAGCGGAGTTTTTTACTCCGCTTTCCTGTCTCAATATCTATTTATGCTTAGAAGTTAGCTACTTCATAATATTTAAAGAAGTAGTAGAGGGCTACCTTATGCCATTTAGTTAGCTCTTTATCACCGGATAGAAGAGAGGATACAGTGCATTTGTCGATACCTGTATAGTTGCTTAGGTGTTTACTTTTTAATCCGAGCTTTTCCATGCGCTTCTTAATCCAGTCAACGGTAATGCCATCAATATCTTTACGGTCAAAGTTTACAGCCGATACAGTCAGCTTCCAATCATCCGGGATTTCTCCCTTAAACATTTCTCGTACACGTTCGGTTAGTTCCTTTTTAGTAAGGAACTTGTCATTCACTAAGTCTTTTTGCTCCGCACGAATGATTAATCGGCTATCGGAGTAAGAGACTACTTCTATGGATATATGTCCATAACGTTGATACTGCTTTGCGAATTCGTCGATTCGCTTTTTACTCTCGGCAGAGAGAGGTAGTAAGTCTAAATTCTTCATAATTCATCAATTTACGATTTGATAATCGGGTATTTAATAATGCAATATACTTTGTAATGGAGGGGCTTTTGCCCCTCCGGATCACAATTTGATGAGTCTCATTTGCCCGATGTCGAAAATTGCAATCTGTTTGTTTTCACGCCCGAATTGCTTGGCTTCTTCAAGGTTGGTGAAAATCTTGATGGAGTCGAAATAAAACTGATTGTTTTCTTCGTTAAGCCATCCACCGACTTTCTTTTCGTGCATCAAAGCATGATTAAGAACTCTCTTCAATCCTTCTTCTCCGAAACTGTCTTGAGTCTCAAGATAGGCGACTGAAATACCTTTTGTGACCTTTTTTAAGGTTGTGAGGTCAACCGTGAATCCATCAGGATTCGCATCTGCTATCTTTAGGATAGCCTCGAACAATTGTTCCATAATATAAAAGAACTTATGCGGACGTCACCCGCGTTTGTTTGACACTGCAAATATATAGAAAAGTTTGCTACTAACAAACTTTTTGTTGTTTATTTGTTTGCTACTAACAAACTTTTATCTGTTTCTTAGACTTTCTTCGGTTTCCTCTTTACGTCTGATCGATTCGTCCATCGAATACAGGGCATCAAGTAAAAGACCTTTTCGGATTTCCGGCTTTTTAGTCATGTCGGACTGTGCCAGGGAATCAAGAAGGCGGAGCTGTGCGTCGAATACGCGACCGTAACTACCCTTTCCCTCTCCTGAAAAAATACGCGGATAGGAATTGGCCATACATGACAGACTTCCTAAAATATACCAATACATGAGTATTTTTCTGTCTTCAGGAAGATGGTGAAGAATGGCTGCATCTTTGTCTAATTGATTAATGTCGAATACCTTATTACGATGCCACAAACAGGCTAGTAGGTGGTCAATCTTCGTTGGATCTGAATGCATTGCATCAAGATAGGTCTGTAGATACATGAATTGTTCAAAGGTAATATCAAGCAACTGATCTTCTGGACCGATGAATTTCCAAAGTTGGCAATGGATGGTTGGATATGGGTTGGTTGTCAGATCCGGTGTCAGGTGATAGTATTTGCGCATGGGCAATGAACTATCTTCTTCTGAACAAATAAGGAAGTCAAACAAGTTGGCAAGCATTGATACTTTTTCCGGATGAAGAAGATAGCTATGGCGACGGACATAGAAGCGGACTGTTGGACTTTCTTGCCAAATTCTGATACGTACATACTCTTTAAATATTTTCTTATGCCGGCATACATGAGCTTTCAGGCAATAAAGCATCATGTATACCTTAACTTGTTCTACCGGTATATCTGACTTTGTGAGTTTGACTAGATAAAGAAGCTGTTTCGGGGTGAGTTCGTTCCAACTTCCTGGAAGTGTGTATGTATCATCTTTAATTTGTATAGTATGCATAGTGTTACGATATTGAGGTGAATAGTTTCTTTTCTTTAGAATTGAAGTCAATAGCTTGTGACGTTGTTTCAATTCCCAGTTCTTCCGCATTTTCGGCCAGATAAGTGTGTATTTTCCCTGAATAATAAGTTGCCTGGTCTGCAAAAAAATTGCCGTTTGCGTCCGGATCCTGATAGATTGGTCGAATAGTGGGAGTATATTCGATCGTTCTGCCGGCTACATGTTGTTCGGTTGTTTTCTGTGAGGTATATAATTCGGCAGTTTTATTGGCTAAGTAGCGGATGATATAGTCAATAAGTACTTGTTGTTTGGGCGTTTCGGTATTTTCTGAAAGAGCTTCTTTGAGTATGTCATAGACTTTATCCGTTATCATTTCTCGAATGTTGTGTTCTTGAAGTTGACGAATGGTAGGGAACATGATACGATAAGATAGGATAGAATAATCAATGTCTACCATACCGAGATCCTGGAACTCTGCTGCATTACGAATGAAGCAAAAACGGGGTATATTATCGATAACATAATCAGGATAATCCTTTTTGTTTTCCTCCAGGTATGATATTAGCCGGTCAAGTGCTTGCATTCCGCGAAAACAGAGATTCTTTTTTGCTGCTGCGATCTTAGTGTCACTGGCAGGAGAACGCTGTCCCTGCACGTTACTTACTGTGATACCGGCATCACCGAACATAACACCCAGTTCATCAGATGCGAGCATCAGGGTTAATGGGCCGAGGGCACGCAGTAGTTTGTTGTATAAGTCAGATCCTTTGTCTTCATGAGCTTTACTGATCGTTGCTTTACCGATATACGGTTTGATGTATATATCCAGTGCATCTTCGATGTATGGTTCGATTGATTCGTAAGGCAGTGAGGAGTTGATCTTTACTACCTTTTTGAGGGTGTCGATGTCGGGGATTAGTGCGTTCATTTTATTCTGTTTCTGGGGTTAAACCTGTATTCTTTGTCGCTCCGGTACCTTGGTCCAGCGTGGTAAGTTGACAATTAGTCACCGAGAAATAAATATCTTTAGGCCAGTTATTCATGGCTTTTGCAAAGTAGAGAGGTTCCAATGTTGTATCCTGATACATCTTCATGAGTGCCTGTTCTATGATAAATAACTCCCGTGCTTCGGTACCATTGATACTTTTTCCCTTACCTGGTGCGGATCCGATTATCGAAGGATGTACGCCCATACCGTAACACATCATATTGCTGACCTCTTCGCTGTCTTCAATATACTCACCACCTTTGAAGAAAGATTCGAGTGGAGTAATAATGATGTCTTTTTCTTCAAAGCCTTTTACACGATCGTAGCGAAAGTGAGAGACAAAGCCTTTGCCGGCATTTTCTTCACCGGCAAGAAAATCATTCATATCCTTCAGGAACTTTTCTTTGCGTGCTTTCTTCTCGTCATCTTTGACTATGCCTTCAGATGCAAATAACTTTTCCCAAAAAGGCTCTTGAATATACACAATGTACCGCAGTGCCATTTGATTTTTAATCAATGATTTTTTGAAAACAGGGATTGCACTGGAGAAGTCATACCAGCCGGATGCAAAAACACTCCACCAATATGGATGACTATAATAAAACCGTCCGGGTGTAGAGATGCGGAGGTTATGGATAAATCTCCGTTCTTTTCCTACAATTTTCTCTCCTTTGTCATTGGGAGCAAGTCCCATTCTCATTTTGAGGTCGAGTAGTGGAGTCTGCCGATCGAGCAGGGGAGTGGCAATCAAATCTGTTGGTGTACCGGTATGCCATTCTGCAGAATAACCGTGCCATTCGCTTTTACCAGTCTTTTCGTCAATTTCACTGATCCTGGAACAAGTGGACTCCTTAGCTTTGATTTGTACGAGTTTGGGGGATTTATTGTCATTGTTGAATATATACTCCAGGTAGCCGTCATAGAATATAACCAGATCGTTTGCCAGCTCCATACGGACAAAATTGAAGTTGTTGTTTTCAAGGAATTCAAAAATTTCCGGCTGCTCGTACGGAAGAACTTCCTCTTTGACTATTTTCCTCGTTTTAGGGTCCCGGTATTTCCGATAGACGAGTATGCTATCACCGAATACAACTTTATTCTTGAATTCGATATTGCTGCCTATGGTGACGTTGGTACCGATTTTTTTCATGATGTCATAAGGCATATGATTATTTCGTCCGCGTGGTATCCATTTGATTGGATTCTTTTCTCCTTTGGGAGCTACTTCGATAGGTGTAGGATTCTTATCAGTGGCGATATCACTGTTATCACTGAATTTGATAACATTCTTTCCACCTTTTAAGACGGCATAAGTATCATAGCCTTTCATTATAAGATTGATTGAGGGTTGTTGTTGCTTCATTAGAAATATACTTTGAGATTGTTGAATTTGGTGATAAGGCATCGGCGGATTTTTCTCGGAGTAGCTTCTCCGGCAGGTAATACGTTAATAGTGCTTCCACTACTATGGAATGAGGTCAATACTGCACGATCGTAGGTGACAAGTTCGCCTGTGCTCTTTTTACAGAATTCAATGGAGAATTCGATAGGCTTACCGTTTTGTCTACGCTCCATGAGTTTCCATATCTTACTTTGATGGATTCTTTTGTCTATACTTTGCATAAAAAGGTAGTATGAGAATGATTAGTAATATTGGGATACCAATGATTAAGCCATACTTGAATCCATCATCAATTCCGTCCGCGATAGAACCGCTGGCATTCTTTTGGGATTCGGATTGTTTGTTTTGCTGAAACGTGACGTCAGTCGTTGTTTCCTGTTTATCAGATATACGTGTAGTGTCATCTTTCTGAAGCAAAGTTTTGATCGTTGTCTTGCTCCCTTCAATCTCGATATTCGATATTGGGGGTAGTCCGGTAGATGGGTCTGCTGATTTCGTTGTGTCGAAGTTAACTTTAACTTTCCAGTCTTTACCCGTTTGTTCTTGGTTGAGGTTGAATCGTGAGTAGGTATCTTCGGTTCTAATTCGCAGTGCGGAATCTGTGATAGAAAGATTGCTTTGTTCTTGAGTACTACGATTGTTTTGAAGAGTACTACGGCAACTACACAGTAGCCAGGCAATAGCAAGGCAAGCAAGATAGATGAGAGTGTGTGCATGATGTTTCATTGTTTACGGTTGTTACACGTTAGGTTTACACATTTGAATCGTTTAAGATCAGCTATTTCTTTTTCGTTTTCTGCTATCTTTTTATCTTGGGATAGCTGGTTGCTTTCCAGCTTTTCTATACGGTAAGTCCATTTTGTTTCGCTTTCTATTTTCTCTTTTTTCATAGCCTCCTTGTCAGCTCGCAGGTCAGCGATTAGTTCCTGATATACATCTTGTACGGAACTAAGAGCTTTGGCTTCTGCTTGCTTCTTGGTGTATTTGAGCGTAATAACTCCAGTGATGGATGACAAGAGACCACCACCAAGCAAGAATGTGAGTAGGTTTTGTGTAATGACATCGTTCATGACCTTCTTTTTAAGCAAAGGTATCAGGTGTATGGCAGGCGATAAAGGACAGGGAGGAGAGCCGATTTTGGTAAAATAAATTTTCTTTACATTTTTTAAGGTGCAGCATATAAGGGAAATTGAAAAACTTTAGGTCGAAACTTTTTTTCAGGGCGGTGCGTGGTCTTGCGACAGATAAAGGGGAAATTTTTCCCCTTTATTCAACTGCTTCATTTGATAATCAGAATTTTCTGAATTTTGTTGTGGGAATTGCATGAGACAAGAAAAAAGCACAGGTATGTGATAACCTGTGCTTCTTAATGAAGAAACTAATGATTATTCCGGCAATAGAATTTTGATTAGTTCTTGAAGTTGTGCTGCCGCCCGTTGTCTTTCGTCAGCGGGAGTATTTGGATTGAGCAGCTTAGTTACGAGTTTTAGAGCTTGTTCTCTGTTCATTGCTGTTGAATTTGAATTGATTGAATGCATAACGTACAGATAGCCATACAGCTTTCTTTTCTGCATTTTGAATATTGTGTTGATAAAGGCTCATCGTTGACTCACTTTTTTTATCTTATTGTTGAAATCAAATTTAATAATTTTACAAGAGAATTTTTTATCTTGATTAGCAATAATCTTTTTCTTGTAATTGGTTAGCGTTTCAATTACAGCATCTATGCAGTTTTCTCTGATAGAACCTATTGTTGATTCTGCTGTCCCTATGTAAACTCCGTTCATATCAAAAATGGCGGATTCTCCCTCTATATGAATGAAACCTGACTTATTGTCTATAATGCGGCATTGCGAAGGGATAATTCGTTCTACATATTCCTTCATAGCTCGCCTCCTTTTCCATTAAATGTAATATTGACTGTGCCTCCATTGGCGTGGATTACAATACCTCTGTGCGATTTATTCACTCGGAGACGTTCGTTACCTTCTGCTACTTCAAGGCAAATGTTGGAAAGAGCTTGCTGAAGCTTTTCTACGGATATGTAGCGTCCGTTTGCGCTTTGGTTTTTCTTTTTCATTTTGGAGATCATTTAAAATGAAATAATATGTTGATTAAATACGGGAAGGGAACAAAAAAGTTCCGCTTTCCCGTTGATCTCCACCTGAAACAGGCAGTGGGCGCATTAACGCTCCACACGGGGGTCGGAACTATATCATGGGCTATGGACATAAAAAATGCCCGCAGCGAATAATTGGCGAGCCTACTCGCCTGTTTCAAATGGAGATCGCTACAAAGATGGTGAATCTTTTTTAATGAGCAAAATAAATCATTCTTTTTCTCATTAATTTCAATGTTGGAAAGTGCTTTCTGAAGCTTTTCTACGGATATGTAGCGTCCGTTTGCGCTTTGGTTTTTCTTTTTCATTTTGGAAGACAATTTAAAATGAAACAATATGTTGATTAATTGAAGGAGAGGGAATAAAAAAGTTCCGCTCCCCGTTGTCTTCCACCTGATTCAGGCAGTGGGCGCATTAACGCTCCACACGGGACGGAACTATATTTTATACTATGGGCATAAAAAATGCCCGCAGCAATTATGGCGAGCCTACTCGCCTGAACCAAATGGAAGACATTGCAAAGATGGTGATTCTTTTTGAATAGACAAAATGAATATGATTTTTTTGAGTTTGAAATAATCTATGTGTTGATATGGTATGTAATTGAGATGGCTAAAGAATTACATGGTAATAGAAAAGCGATTCATTAAGAAATCTTAGTTCGTTCCATATCTGTTTCCTTTTCGTTCCACCTAGGTCGAACGAAAGGGAAACCATTGTTGACTTTAAGTTCCACAGTGGTGGAACGAATTGGTTACTGTGAATGGGGATGGAAGTATTAGCTGGTGCAATGATTGTTTATTGTTATTTGGGGCTTATATAAGATCTACGATGTTGATTCATATTCTTTTTTGAAAATTAATTTGCAATATTGCAAATTAATTTGTATATTTGCAACGATATAATAAGATTTGAGATGATATTATCTAATAAATTGTTGTTAAGTGACTTTGTAAGGAAGCATTCGCAGGCGGTTAAACCGTTGAATGCTTGGGTTGAGAAGGTGGCGGAAGCTGTCTGGCAAAGTCATAATGATGTGAAAGCCACATTTCCTTCGGCAGACTACGTGAAGAATGGTAGATATGTGTTTAATATAGGAGGGAACAAATATAGGATTGTGGCTGTTGTATTATTCATCGGTGGAGTAATGGAACTAAGGTTTGTAGGTACTCACGAGGAATATGATAAAATAGATTGCTCGGAGGTTTGACTCTCCGAGCAGTTAGTTGAATTGGACTAACCAACTTAATAAAAATAATTATGGCAGACAAAAACATCAACTGTATCACAACACGAGAACAGTATGATGAAATACGTTCTCGTATGGATGTATTAATTAAAGAAGCAACAAAAAAAGGATTGCTGGAGCCGGGAGAAGATAATGAATATGTTCGTGAAATATCCCGTCTTGCTAAACTAAGCGCAGAATATGAAGATAATTATTTGAATATTCTGCCTTTGAGAGTGAAAAATCCGCTTATTCAATGTATGGAAGACTATTTTTATAGTCGAAATTTAAAACGTAAGGATGCAGCGGAATTATTGGGGGTAAATGAGTCTGTATTTAGTCAAATAATGAATGGAAAAAGAAAAATTTCTGTGTCGTTGGCTAAAAAGTTATATACAGACCTTAATATTGATGCAAATTTGATTATTCAAAATTTGTAATAAATAAAATGATTCAATTAAGGGTAGGCTTATCAAGCCTACCTTTTTTATTTATTGTTTAAGAAGAATATACCACCAGTACTTGTTCCCGGTATAGTGAAATAGAAGTTCATCCCTAGCCATAACGTATCAAAGGCATCTGTAATGTGTGTTTTGTATTCGTCTGGATTGTCGGGAGTATCGGGTGTTCCTTCAGGCGTTTTATCTTTTTCAAATCCGTTCTTTCCTTGTTTAATTCCAGTCTGTTCCATTGCGATCTTCAAAAACTCATTTTGATACAGGTTTATTTGGATCCAAAGGAATTGCGGATCTCCTTTCAAGGTTAGGTCGATATTCAGATGTTTCCATTCATGTTTAGGAGCTTGGCCGACATATACCATTGTAACTTTATATCCGTTTTCTTTGAATACACGTTCGATGATATCTGCGTAAGTTTCGGTTGATGATCCGGATTCCCAAGTAAAAGTGTGGTCATAATAGACCACTACATCACGGTTTAGTTTTGGTCGGTAGTAATCGGCTATCATTTTGACCAGATCCTGTAGTTTGCTTGGTGTTTTGACATAAAAAGATTTGAGTACACGCATAGTATGATTATCCAACTGGCCGATAATAGCTGTCGATATGGAGGCATTGGAGTCGAATGCCAGATGCAGTTCTTTAGAGAAGTCAAGATCACCGTCGCCTAGACAGCCGCAAGCTGTTAATTTACTCCAGTTACTGCCAAGATCCCGGAGCCGTCCATTATCACCGGGTGTGTAGAAATGAATATTATCATCTAAAGCTGAATAGAACCCGTTTTGCACCCGGAATAAACGTTCATTCATAAATGCTGTACGCCAAATAAGAGGTGGAGAGTTGCGATACATTTGCCAGATGAAATCTTCTCCGAGTACTTCCAGGTTATCAAACACGTCATATTCACCATAGAAAACTGTATATTCTTTAGTCTTCCCCTGTTGTGGCTTAATAGGTGGTTGATATTTTCGTGCCAAGTCTAAATCATGCTGGTATTCTTTAATCATGCGCACCACATGGTCTGTCAGTGGCTTACGTTTATATTCCTGCACTTTTTTATATAGGTTTCGGATCAGGTTGATATGTGTCAGCGACATTTCATCTATCTTATCCAAGATCCATTTCCCCATTGAAGCGGTAGGCATATCTGTAGAGTAGCTGACGCTGTGATGGTGAGGACAGTCTCCAAAATATTGCCGGTTACCACGATTGGCGGGATCTACTTCGCTCTTTATTTTTTCGTAATTGAGGAACTTTGCTTCAGGGCCTATCACCCAATCAAGTGACATAGAGTTTGCAGACATTCCCTGGTTAAAGGAAAGAATCACCATGACGGTACCATTCCAAAAATGGAAAGCATTATTCCAACCATCAGCTAATACTGGACGTACTGGTTTGCCGAATCCCATGCTTTCCGGAGCTTTGTGACCAACAACATAATGAATGCCTTGTATGTATCCCCATTCGGCAAGTGCTTTGCAAATGGCCGGCAGTGTATTTCCCCAAGCTTTTGCATAGCTGGGAGAGATAAGTCCACCCAAAGAACCTGGCATTTCCCACACATTCCGTAGGATGATGCGTGCATCAATTCCTTCCGATTTACCGGTACCACGTGATGCGACTATATATTCGTCATGTGCGTTGATGGCCATTGCCTGTCGTTGCATTCTATTAAAGAATTTGTCTACGACTTCATTCTGCTTTCTTCTTAGTTCATAGGCGGATAGAACAGGAGAGATTTGCGTGTTCATTCTTCTTCCTCCTCTTCAATGGGATGAGTGTCCACTGCTTTCTTGTTTAACATTCCTTTAAACATACTGCGCATTCTTATTCGTTCTTCTTCAAGATTCTCTATCGGTTCGAGCCCCTCCAGTAATGTGACATCATCTGAAGGTTCAAAGGATGGAGGTACCAGTTGCGAGTAATCGAATTTTTCATCTTCCTTGTCAGAACGTGTATATTTGCCTATTTTATCCAATGCAGCAGCAGCTCCCTTTGCATCTTCTTTGTCCATTGCCATATTAAAAGCCTTTTTTCCACCTTCGACAATCATATACCGGTACCAGGCTTTGGCTGCAAGTTGTATGTTTCCTACTAGGCGGTTAATCATGCCTATGTCACGGTAGGCTTGCGATTGGGAGACCGGTTCCGTATTTCCTCCACAGCCGTGTAGTAGAAAGTTAACCAGTTCTGTATCTGGAATTAGTGGCTCTTCCATTTTTTTGCTTACGCACAACATCATACGTTTCTTAATCTCCATTTCTCTGGGTGAAAGGAGAGTTGTTGCTTCATCTTTGTCTTTGAATAAAGCACGTTCAATTCGTTCGTATGTGGGATCTTTCTTTGGCATTATTCATTAATACTTTGTTCTTTCATGTATTTATCGGCCAGTGGTTCAGCTGCAGGACTGCCGGCGATAGCTAGTTTGATGACTGTTTTCCGGAGGTTGAGCTTGGTCTGAAGTCTTCCCTGGTGATAAGCAGTATAGATAGGCGAACTATGATGATTTTTGCAAATATCACAGAAGAAGTCCCGTTGGTCAACTGGGATATTCAATAAAATGGCAATTTCCCCCGGTGGTAAGAGGGCGGAAGACATTTCTTTTATCTGTTGCAGAACTTCTTCGGATAAGGTCATCATTCTAATATATCATAGCGAATGGCATTTTCATACGCTTGGTTAAACATTTGTGAGAAGTATTCGTAATGTTTTCCGGAGGTAAAATAGAAACCATTTTCCCATCGGTGGTTTTGATTAAGGTTTGCAGATCCGGCAATCCCGAATTTATGTTGCCTATTCTCGACTAATAATAGTTTGGCATGACATGAATCAATTCGGATGGACGGACTAATATTTGAGGCAAACAGTAATAGATCGAGTTTATGACGTTTTACTGTCATATCCAGTAGAAGTGTCAGGCTTTCTATTTTTCTTTCGTCAGCGAGAAAAAAAAGAGGGCGTAGGCTATCTTCAGAGATACTGAATGTCATGATCTTCACTTTTGCTGGGCCGATCGCAGATAAAAGAGAGGGCAATACTTCATGTATTGCCCAGTCTCCCTTGTGCATAAACGGTTCAATAGAATCTGGACACAATGCAAGTGGAAAGTTATCCTGAAATCTTTTCACCTTGTGTTAGTGCTATTTCAGCCTCCAATGTGGCAAGTTCTGTCTGATACTTCTCAATACGGTCTAAAGCATTTTGCATAACGGTTTGTTTTCCATCTTTTTGAGCACGGTCAGCAGCTGCTTTACTGTTGGATATGTTGTTCTTCAAACGTTTGATTTGACGGGCTATTTCAATACCACGCACAATGCTGTTTTCACTGAATTCCGGTCTCTTTTCTTCTAATTGCAGATTTCCTTTTCCTTCAGCCCAGGAGTCAATCTGTTTCCATAGCTTGCGTCGTTCGTCGTCGAGCTTGCATAGTTCTTCAGCTATCGGTTGTCGTTCTTCTACAGGAAGTTCCGGATTTGCGACATCATTATGCAGGCTTGCATATAATGGGGCGATCTCCTTGATACGATTGTAGGCCTTGCGAATGGATGGATTGAGTGACTCTTCGGTAATGATTTTAACGCCTGGTGTACTTAAGGCGTTGATCTCATTACGTAGTTCTGTGAGTTCAGACATTTTTTCTTCGAATTGTTCCTGAAGGGAGACTAATTCTTCCGCATGATTTTCATTGTCGCTTTCTAGTTCGTCAACGCGAGATTGGATATCAGTGATTACTGTCTCCAGATTGATCATTTCCAGTTTCTTGCTTTCGATCGCTTCTTTCCGTTCGTCATCACTCATCGTTTTTACTACGATTATTTCCTCCATTGCTGCCGGGTAGATAGCAGGAGAAAATTTGATTTCCTTGTCAATCTTCGTGAGACTATTGACGAGTTGTGTAAAATGTGGATCGAAGATATGTGGAGCTTCTGGAGCTTTTGCAAAATAAGCAGAGAACCTTTTCTTGGCTGGTTCCTTTGCGAGTGCCTCGAAAAGAACTATACCGTCAGCGTATTTGCGCTGACGGTCGCCTAACCATTGAGTCAATTGTTCTTGTCTGGTCATACACTTGGAGATGGTGCGGGTTTTAATCCTGCTATGACTTCCATGTCAATTGGTGTTTGTAGGAAGATGGCTGAATAATTGGAGTCTACGGTAGCTGTGTAAGTGGTACCACGACGATCGGCTCTTGCTTTACCTCCGTTGAAAGATGGTGCGGTGGTTGCATACAAGCCGGGTTGCCCCAGGATCATTTGTTTGCCATCTGCATCTTCAAAGATATAATATCCTGGAGTGTTTTTGATTAGTGCATTGAATGCGTGCATTCCTGGAGTATTGCCAGGGAAAAAGAAACCGAGCGTACATTTATAGCTGATACCGTCGGCTTCTCCTTGCTGTTCTGCTTTATATTCAACGGTTGCTTCGGTACTGTATAGGTAAATAGGTTGTTTGTAAGTTCCTTCAGCTGGAAACGTAAATGATCCGGCTGCCGTTATTAATTCTTCGTTACTGGTTGCTTTTGATGGATCCGGTACGGTTGGAACAGTCTCAGGAGCATTAAAAGGAACAAAAAGCAACATTCCCTTATAACCTCCCATGTTGTTTTGACCAACTTCCCATTTTAATGGAGCGAATGCGGGACCGGCAGCCATCATGATTAAAGTATCTCCATTGAGATGGCACGTCTGCGAATGCAGTTCGGGGACTGTAATAACCAAAGCTACAAATAAAACGCAGAGAATCAAATAAATGTATTTTTTCATTTGTATAAAAGTTTAGAATAAATAAATAGGAGTGGCCAAACATGACCACTCTTTAGTTATTGAAGATTAAGAGTAGGTTCCGGTTGCGGTTACCACTTCTCCCGCTACTACTGTTACTTGTTTGTTAGCCGGTTTGTTTTTACCGTCCACAGCATTGAATTCAATAGTATAATTGCCAGGAGCCAGTCCCAAAATACATTGTCCATTAGTGCGGCTGGCTGCTTTCCCTTGAATGCTCCAAGTGCCGTTGTCGGCTCCGGTAATATCCACTTGAATAGCTCCGGTTTTACAATAATCACCGGCCAAATCAAGTGATTCATTCTTTTGCTCATTACAGCGGAAGGCCTTTTCATGCCAGTCACGAATACGAGTGTCATATCCGGTTTGTAACCAGAATTGCCATTCGTTCGGATCTTCGTAGATATCGCGGATTTGGCAGAATTTGGTTGCTGCCTGTGTGTTGAATGCGACGTCCATATTTCCTTTCTTTTGTAATACCAGACGTGAACCTTGTCCAAGTGCTTCATGAGATACGATTTCCAATGCTGGACACATTGCATCTTCACGGAGCAATTCAATCATGCGTTGCATGGATGGATATTCCTGCATACGTAGTTTGTTGCGCAAAGCTGCGCGTGCTGCTTTCAATACTGTTTCCGCACATTGTAATTGAGGAATACCTGACTTGGATGAACGCAGGTATGTATTTGCTCCTCCAATCCATTCAACTAGATTTTCGTATGCTGCATAGTCTGTGTCAGATGTCGGGGTAACAAAAAGACCTGATTGGGCGAAGTTGCCGCGAGCTGCGTTAACATCACCACCGGTAATCAGCATATCGATCTTAGTGAAGAGACCGTCAAATGCTCCGGACGGTGAGGAAGAGTCTTCGTCACGTTCGGCATGATAGAGTACATATACGACATCTTCAATGTGTGATTTTACTAACGTGAAAGCGACACGCGTTTCCAGTGGATGTTTTTTGTTAATGTTGCTAACCGGTTCGCCTCCTACAATCAGTAGTTCACCGTCATCATACTTTTGAGAGTTTTCCTTAGTGATGCAGACTACATCTTTGGGTTCGATAACTGAAGGTTCATAGCCAAGCAGTTTGTCAGTAAGGCGGAAATCCTTACCAATTTTGTAAGACTGGGTACCACCGGCACGACGACGTTCATTGATCAATGCGTGTTTGCCTTGCAGATCCATGACATTTAGTCCCAGTATAGCTGCTACTTCCTGCAAAGTTGCGAAAGGAAGAGCACGAAGACCCTTGTCATAAGTAACAAGAGTTTGGTTTAATTTAGATACGTCTATTAATTTGGGAGTAGACATAATTTTTAATAGTTAAGGGTGTGGTTACTAAAATTAAAGGAGACCGTCTTGTTTCAGACGTTCGGTGATGGCCTGATAATCTCCGGGATTTTTTTCGCAGAAGGTGGATAAATCATCCTTAGTTTCACTTGCTCCTGGTTCTGATTGCGGAGAGAGTCCGTTAGATCCGGGTGCAGGAACTTGCTTCAGGTTGTTTATCTGTTCTTTAAGTTGGGTGATTTCATCATCCTTCTGGGTACTTTCATTTTTGAGTTGCAAAATCTCCTGATCTTTGCTTTCTATGCTTGATTTCAGGGTTTTGATTTCTGTGACAGAAGATGCAAACTTTTCATCTACGTCTTTCTTTGCCTCTACCAGTGAAGTGTGTTCACTCTTCAAACGATTGAATTCACCATGTAATGAATCCAATCTTTCTGCTGATAACTCGGTATTTTCTGCATCTTCCTTATTGATTTTGAAAAAAGAGAGAAAAGCCGGCCATGTTGCTTTGAGATTCATTTTATTTTTAGATGTATGATTGGATAATTCTGGCACGATATGCGTGTCCATACCCGCTGCCAGGAGAACGGATGTGGAACGGTCATAAAGACGAACGGCATTGGAGTTGGCGGGAATATCTACAATCGATGCTTCTCTCAACTCGCATTCAGTGACAGTTTCTCTGGTTTGACCAGGTAACAGAACATCTTTGTTTGCTGATGTAGCTATGATTTTAATACCCACACTTGCGGCATTGAAAGTCCCTGCTTCGTATTTTGCGGCAATTTCTTTTGATAAATCATCAACTTTGTCAAAAATAGGAATGGCAGAAAGTTCGTCACCGTTAAGTTGTATATCCTCCCAATGGCCGATAGCTTTGTAGTCCCCCCAATAGGGTGAACCTTCATCGCGGAAATGCATATATAGCATGATAGGGTTCTTCTTAAATGCTTCGATTGACATTCCGGAAGTAAGAACCCGATAGCCGTAGCAGTTGAGTGATGAATCAGAAAGAATAATACGTTTTTGGCTCATTGCACTTATTTTGGTGCAATGATACATTTATTGAGAAGCCTATGGAAGGACGGATTACAGGCTGTAATACTGTAAAAGAGGATATTGTGAAGTCCCTGATAATTTGAGTTCATACCCTGTAAAATCAGTGACTTTTTTGCCGATAACCTTGGTTAGTTCTCCGAATAGTAAATATGTGCCGGTTCCGTATATATATTTGTCTCCGGCAGGATCCTGACAACGCAAAATGCACCCTTCTGTTATTCTGTTACGTAAATCATTTGCTGCTTCAGGAGCAAACAATGTTTGGGGAAGTTTAATTGCTGCTGAATGTTTATATGTAATTCCTGCCGCTGATTCGTTCGAGGTAACAGTAGGAGATTCAATGATACCCACTGTAGGGAGACGATGCCAGTCATGTCCCTTTATAATCTGGATACATGCTGTATTCTGATGAACAGCAAATAGGGATATTTCATTTTTGTATAGGATATCAGCGAATAATATGCCTCCCATATTGTTGATTTCTCTCATAATTTATTGATTTTCAATTAGTACACATTTTTAGAACACTTTTCGAACAAAAAAGGGACATTTAACTACACTTGCTAGGTTATTTTTTTAGGCGATTATAGCCCCTTTTTTTCTCTTTCCGACGAATATCAGCTCTCCATCGGTAGTAGTTCTTCTTGAACGCATCTTCCGTGATGGAGTCAATCCCATACATTGTCATGAAATTATGTATTCCATTAATGTATGTAATTCCGTAGCTGTGTTTCTGCTCGTCCAGGAAATCATGTACTTCTGCCCACAACATCCGGTCGATTTTTCTAACAAGAATAACTTGTGAGCGTTTTCCTAAATAGTTGTAGGTCTTGGGATTTTTGCCTGTACTGCGTTCTGGAAGATAAATCTCAAGATTACCCTGATCAATAGGCGGTATATTGATTGGGCGGCGTTCAAGCAGATCATAGATTATGTGATAGATATCAGTCTTGTCTGGGAAATGAATCGGAGAGTCCTGCATATTACAGAACTTTCCGATCAGATACTCCTTAAGATGTGGGGGAACTTCAATCTTAGTAGTAATCATATAAATCATAGTGGTTTAGGTGTGGAGCTAATATACAAAAAAGAACTGAATAATACTTCTTTGGCAATAAAAAATGTGTTTAATTCAAATACCCCTTTGTGAATGCGTACTATTTTTTTGTGCAATAGTACATTACTTCCTTAAATGTTCATATTATCCATTGAATATCAACTTGTTATTTCCGTACAAAATGCTGTACTTTTCAGTACGAAATTATAATGCTCCGTACAAAATAAGATTTTGTGCACTTTTGTACGGATTGTACGGTTTCGTACAAAAATCGTGCATCGTATAAATATTTGATTATTAATGTAATAAATAACGAAAATACAGGGCTTGCACGAAAGCACAAAATTTTCTACTATTTTTAGATAGGGTATTTTTAAGAAAGAAATAAAAACATTGTTGTCCCATTAAAATCTAAAAGAGTTCTTTGAAATATTTGAAATTTAGTTAGTTACAGCGATTTTCCGAGCGAACGGACTTGAATTTGTA